CTCTCAGTAAAGAAGTGCCGGAGTTTGACATCGACGATGAGGTTCTCCTGATGGAGACCGGCATCGCTACGGATTCGATGTCGGATGATGAAGGGGCGGCTCCACCTTCTGTTCGCGCCAAATCCAAACACTCCGCTTCGCTTAAACAGCACAAGTACATTGACTACACGCGAGCGCTCGATGCGACGCAGCTGTACCTCAATGAAATCGGCTTTTCCCCATTGCTCTCACCGGAAGAAGAAGTTCATTTTGCGCGACTGTCGCAAAGTGGCGATCCGGCCGGGCGCAAGCGCATGATTGAAAGCAACCTGCGGCTGGTGGTGAAAATCGCCCGGCGCTACGTCAATCGTGGGCTGTCGCTGCTCGACCTGATCGAAGAGGGCAACCTCGGACTGATCCGGGCGGTGGAGAAGTTCGACCCCGAGCGCGGTTTCCGCTTCTCGACCTACGCCACCTGGTGGATTCGCCAGACCATCGAACGGGCGATCATGAATCAGACCCGGACGATCCGGTTGCCGATCCATGTGGTCAAGGAACTCAACGTGTACCTTCGGGCCGCACGGGAGCTGACGCAGAAACTCGATCATGAACCCTCACCCGAAGAAATCGCCAACCTGCTGGAAAAACCGGTAGGCGAGGTCAAGCGCATGCTCGGCTTGAACGAGCGGGTTTCTTCGGTCGACGTCTCACTGGGTCCGGATTCGGATAAAACCCTGTTGGACACCCTGACGGATGACCGTCCTACCGACCCGTGCGAATTGCTCCAGGACGATGACTTGTCCCAGAGCATCGATCAGTGGCTGTCTGAGCTGACCGACAAGCAACGGGAAGTGGTCGTGCGTCGCTTTGGCCTTCGTGGCCATGAGAGCAGCACCCTGGAAGACGTTGGCCTGGAGATCGGCCTGACACGCGAGCGCGTCAGACAGATCCAGGTCGAAGGGCTGAAACGCCTTCGCGAGATCCTCGAGAAGAATGGCCTGTCCAGTGAGTCGCTGTTCCAATAAGCGCTAGCTGAATCACCGCAAGACCTGTACAAAAAGCCCCGACTGGTTCGGGGTTTTTTGTTGCCGGGCAAAAGGCCGACGCGGGATCAGCTTTATCGCCATGCCTTGTAAGCCTTTGCTGACTCTTCCGTAGGTGTTCGTTATTTTTACACCTTGGACGTTGGCTATTCTGCTTTGGCGATATTTATAAATTAATGATTTATATGGTTATTTATTTAAGTTTGGAGCTTGCGACAAGACGTTTCGGCCTTTGTCGCCGATTGCTCTTGGCGCATAAGTCTCTAGTATTTGAGTTGTGTCGACGGACAGACACACCCATCAAGGATGACGGGGAGGACGTTGCAGGATGCGATTCATCAGGACGATGAAAAGGACCAAAGGGACTAGGGAAAAAGGTGGGCGGGTCAAACCGCCCCTTTTTTTCGCCTGGATTTTAGTGGTAAGTGCGCCAGGCAAAAAAACAAAAAGGCCCGCAAGGGGCCTTTTGATGAACGCGGGGGGATCAGCGTTCGAGGTCTTTCAGCTTGCTGCCTACGGACTTGTTGATAACACGGTCAAACTCTTCCGCATCCGGCAACGAGTCTTTCTTTTCAGTGATGTTGGGCCAGATCTCGGCCAGCTCAACGTTCAGCTGAATGAATTCCTGCATGTCTTCCGGTACTTCATCTTCGGAGAAGATGGCCACGGCCGGGCATTCAGGTTCGCACAGTGCGCAGTCGATGCACTCATCCGGGTGAATCACCAGGAAGTTCGGGCCTTCGTAAAAGCAGTCCACCGGACAGACTTCTACGCAGTCGGTGTACTTGCACTTGATGCAGTTGTCGGTGACGACGAAGGTCATTTCTAATTCTCTCCTCAGGCGGCGGCAGCGGAGCCCCTTCAGGACGGGGTCGCCAGGTTTGGGAGCGATAGTCTGCAGGCCAGGCTATTAGCCTGCAGCATCCCAAACCGCGCGAGATTCTAACAGCTTGAACGCTCGTGCGTTAGATCCGTGTCTTTAATGTATAGAGCAATTCAAGCGCTCTGCGTGGGCTCAGGTCGTCCAGGTCGAGTTTGGCCAGCTCATCGAGCACCGGATGCGGCAGGCTGGCGAACATATCGCTCTGCATCGGCGGCGCCGGTTTGCCTTTGACCGCGACCGGTTGTTCGTGGGGCAGGGCGCTGGTTTCCAGTCGGCTCAGGTGTTCGCGGGCACGCACGATGACCTCGGTTGGCACCCCTGCCAACTGCGCCACCGCCAGGCCATAGCTCTGGCTCGCCGGTCCGGGCAGCACATGGTGCAGGAATACGATGCGTTCGTTGTGCTCGGTGGCGTTGAGGTGCACGTTGGCCACCAAGGGCTGGGCTTCCGGCAGCACGGTCAGTTCGAAGTAGTGCGTGGCGAACAAGGTGTAGGCGCGTAGGTGCGCCAGGCGCTCGGCCGCCGCCCAAGCCAGGGACAAACCGTCAAAGGTGCTGGTGCCGCGTCCGACTTCGTCCATCAGCACCAGGCTGCGCTCGGTGGCGTTGTGCAGGATGTTCGCGGTCTCGCTCATTTCCACCATAAAGGTCGACCGGCCGCCGGCCAGGTCATCGCTGGAACCGATCCGGGTGAAAATCCGATCCACCAGGGACAGCTCGCAACTGGCCGCCGGAACAAAGCTGCCGATATGCGCCAGCAGCACGATCAGCGCGGTTTGCCGCATGTAGGTGGATTTACCGCCCATGTTCGGGCCGGTGATCACCAACATGCGGGTGTTGTCGTCAAGGCTCAGGTCGTTGGCCACGAACGGCGTGGTCAATACCTGCTCGACCACCGGGTGACGCCCTTGGCTGATGCGCATGCACGGCTCGTCGACGAACCGTGGGCAGTTCAGGTCAAGGTTTAGCGCCCGCTCGGCGAGGTTGCTCAACACGTCCAGTTCGGCCAAGGCCCCGGCCGTGTCTTGCAGTGGCGGCAGTTGTGCGATCAGGTCTTCGAGCAACGCTTCGTACAGCATCTTTTCCCGGGCCAGGGCGCGGCTCTTGGCCGACAGCGCCTTGTCTTCGAAGGCTTTGAGTTCCGGGGTGATAAAGCGCTCGGCGCCTTTCAGCGTCTGGCGACGAACGTAGTCCGCCGGGGCCGACTCCGCCTGTTTGCTCGGCAGTTCGATGAAATAACCGTGAATCCGGTTGTAGCCGACTTTCAAGTGCGAGAGGCCGGTGCGGGCTTTCTCGCGGGCCTCGAGGTCGATCAGGAACTGCCCGGCGTTCTCGCTGAGGGATTGCAGGTCGTCGAGTTCGGCGTCGTAGCCGGTCTTCAACACGCCACCGTCGCGGATCACCGCCGGCGGGTTATCGATAATGGCTTTTTCCAGCAGCGCCGCCAGTTCCGGGTAGGTGCTGGTGATCTGCGCCAATTCAATGATGTGCGGCGCTTCCAGCTCAGTCATCGCCACTTGCAGCGCCGGCAACGCGCCGAGAGCGTCGCGCAGGCGCGCCAAGTCGCGAGGCCGGGCGTTGCGCAGGCCGATCCGCGCCAGGATTCGCTCGATGTCGCCAATTTCCTTGAGCTGCGGTTGCAGCTTTTCGAAGCGATAGCCGTCGAGCAGGCAGGTGATCGAGGTCTGGCGCGACAGCAGCACCTTGAGGTCACGCAAAGGGCGATTCAGCCAGCGGGTCAGCAAGCGACTGCCCATGGCGGTCTGGCAGCGATCAACCACCGATTGCAGGGTGTTGTCGCGGCCGCCGGCCAGGTTGGTGTCCAGTTCCAGGTTGCGACGGCTGGCGCCGTCCAGCACCACGGTGTCGTCCAGGCGTTCATGGCGCAGGCTGCGCAAATGGGGCAGGGCGGTGCGCTGGGTTTCCTTGGCGTAGGCCAGCAAGCAACCGGCGGCGCCGATGGCGAGCGTCAGGTTTTCGCAGCCGAATCCTTTGAGGTCTTGGGTAGAGAATTGTTGGCAGAGACTTTTCAGCGCCGTATCACGCTCGAAATCCCACGGCGCACGACGCTTGACCCCACGGCGCTTCTCCGCCGGCAGGTCTTTTGGCCAGTCATCCGGGATCAACAGCTCCACCGGATTAACCCGCTCCAGCTCCGCCAGCAGGTTTTCCCAGCCTTTGATTTCCAGCACTGAGAAATTGCCGCTGGTGATGTCCAGCACCGCCAGCCCGAACAGCCGCTCATCGCCAAGCACCGCGGCGATCAGGTTGTCGCGGCGCTCATCTAGCAACGCCTCATCGCTGACCGTACCCGGGGTGATGATCCGCACCACCTGACGTTCCACCGGGCCTTTGCTGGTTGCCGGGTCGCCGATCTGCTCGCAGATCACCACCGACTCGCCGAGCTTGACCAGTTTTGCCAGGTAACCCTCCGCCGCGTGGTAAGGAATCCCACACATTGGAATCGCCTGCCCCGCCGACTGCCCGCGGGCGGTGAGGGTGATGTCCAGCAACTTGGCGGCCTTCTTCGCGTCTTCGTAGAAGATCTCGTAGAAGTCACCCATGCGATAGAACATCAACTGATCAGGGTGCTGGTTCTTCAGGCGCCAGTACTGCTGCATCATCGGCGTGTGGCTGGACAGATCGGAGAGTGCTTTATTCATCGGCTGATCAGGAAAACTCGTTGAAAGGTGTAGGGCAAAAGGAGGGGCATCGGCCCGGCTTTTCCGCGATGGGCGCAAGGTTACCATGGGCGGTTCGGTGTGACCGAGAGGCTGTGGGGTCGCCAGCGAGTTTTGGTGGTTATGCATGATCTATGCAAATTAGCATTTGTCTTCTAAAAAAAGATCAAGCACTATGCGCGTTATGCAAAAACGCAATGTTTCTTCCGTCCTCAGAGCGCTGCTCGATCAACACGGGATCTCCCCCACGGAGCTTCACCGGCGTACCGGCGTGCCTCAATCCACTCTTTCGCGGATTCTCAGCGGCAAGATCGTCGACCCTTCGGACAAGCATATTTCGAAGATCGCCGATTACTTCGCCGTGAGCACCGACCAGTTGCGCGGACGCGCCGAGGTGGCAGCGGCCGCTGGCGCCGGGCGTGGTGCATTGCATTCAGAACTCAGGGATATCAGCTTGTGGGACGACGACACTCCCGTCGACGATGACGAGGTCTCGGTCCCCTTTCTTCGCGAGGTTGAATTGGCGGCGGGATCAGGAAGATTCGTCATCGAAGAGAGCGAGCGCTCTAGCCTGCGCTTCGGCAAGCGCAGCCTGCGGCACAACGGCGTGCAGTTCGACCAGGCCAAATGTGTGACCGTGCGCGGCAACAGCATGTTGCCAGTGCTGCGTGACGGCGCCACGGTCGGGGTCAACGCCGGTAAATGCGCGATCGGCGATATCGTCGACGGCGACCTCTACGCAATCAATCACAACGGTCAGTTGCGCGTGAAGCAGCTCTATCGACTGCCCAGCGGCATTCGCTTGCGCAGCTTCAACCGTGACGAACATCCAGACGAGGACTACAGCTTCCAGGAAATCCAGGAAGAGCAGATCGTCATCCTCGGTCACGTCTTCTGGTGGGGCATGTACGCCCGTTAACCTCATCGCTGTCCGATAAAACCCGCCTGCTCGCGGGTTTTTTTTTCGCCTGTAAAAAAGCGCGAGCGCCTTCAGATAAAGGGCTTCTATGCGTTGGCGCATCGAACTCGGGAAAATAAATGCATTTGTGCATTGACTGTATATGCATCCATGCATATTCTTTGTCTCAAGCCGCTCGACAAAGTGGCTGGCAAGCAAGCTCTTTAGTTCCAAAAGCACAGGCAGCGATGAACCGGCCTTAACGGTTCAGAGGGTTGGCAACTGACCCGGGTGTGCAGCGTAAAGCACCAGAAGCAGTTATCCGGCGGGCAGGGACCGCGGTCGGAAAAACAATTTGAATGGACTCGTACCGCGCCAGTCGCGCCGAAAAGTCAGCTTCCTTTTGGTTCACAGGATTAAGGGAAGGCGAAGGACCGCATTACTGAAAAGCCCGGCCCCCGACGCCGGGCTTTTTGGAATGCCTACCTCACAAGACAAGGTTTACTCCCCCCCACACATCAATCACCCCCAGGAGGCGTGACATGACAAACGAGCAACAAGCGTTGCTGGACATGCCGATCTGGCTGGTCATCGTGCTCGCCCTGCTGGGCGGCATCACCGGCGAGATGTGGCGTGCCGATAAAGAAGGCGCCCGCGGCTGGTCACTGCTGCGGCGCCTGGCCCTGCGCTCCGGCGCCTGCATGGTCTGCGGCGTGTCGGCGCTGATGCTGCTGTATGCCGCCGGCCTGTCGATCTGGGCCGCCGGCGCCTTCGGTTGCCTCACCGCGATGGCCGGGGCGGACGTGGCCATCGGTCTTTATGAGCGTTGGGCGGCCCGGCGGATGGGGTTGGTTGATGTTCCTCCGCGGGACTCTCGCCGCGATCAACCTTAATAGGACGCCCAGCCATGCTTACCCTTGATAAACCTTCACAGCTTGTTTCCGCCCTGGTGGAAACCTTGCGTAACGTGCCGGCCCTTGGCGCAAAAGTCGGAAGGCCCGAGGCATTCGACGGTACCACCGACTTGCCTTGGGTGCTGGCGACGATCGATCGCGATGCCCCCGGTGATCGGGCCAATAACGGGCGAATCGCCCATGTGTTGACGATCGCTTTGCAAATCCTGATGCCTCAACCCGGGCAATCCGCCAGTGACCTGGCGAGCACGCTCAAACGCTGGATCACCGATAACCGCTGGGGTTTGCCCGGCGATCAGTGCGACCTGCCCGCCGATATCGAAGCCCTCGCGCCGGCCCTGGCCGGCGAAACGGCCAGCCACTGGTCCCTGTCGTTCACCCAAACCCTGTACCTCGGCCCGTTGCTGCTCGATGACCCACTGGGCCTGCCGAAATTTGCCCGCACCTGGGAAGTGTCGGACATCGACGACCCGGATCAATACACCGCCCTCGAGGACTAGCCATGTTCGACGCACTGTTCCGTCAGCAATTGGGCCCGATCATCGAACGCCTGGCTGAGATGGAAACCGAACTCGACGACTTGCACCGGCGAGCGGACAGCCTCTGTCGCATTGGCGTGTGCCAGGAGGTCGACGCCGCGAGCAATACCTGCAAGGTCAGCCATGGTGGATTGGTCACCCCCGCCGTGCGCTTTTTCAACCCCAGTGCCGGCGCCCAGAGCGAGTCGCGCATTCCGTCAGTCGGCGAGCAATGCCTGTTGCTCAACCACGGTGGCGGCGACGGCGGCGGCCAATCGGTGGCTTTGTTTGGCCTCAACGGCGACCGCTTTCCGCCGGCCTCGACCCTGGCTTCGCTGACGCGTCGCCGGTACCAGGACGGCAGCGAAAGCAGCTACGACGACGCCAGCCACACTCTGCACTGGCAAAACGGCCCTGCCGCGTTCAGCGGTTCTCGCGAGGCACTTGAGCTGAGCATTGGCGCGGCCCGCGTGGCGCTGACGGCCGACTCGATCCAGCTGCAACTGGGTGCGTCTGGCCTGGTGATCGACGCGGCAGGCGTGCATTTCAGCGGCCCATTGGTGGATCACCAAGGGCGTGTCATCAGCAGCGCATAACGGGTTAACCATGATTGGAATCGATAGAAACAGCGGGGCGGCCGTCGACGACTGGCTGCAATTTGTCCAGCGTGCGACCCGAGCGCTGACCACTCCCATAGGCACGCGGCAAAAGCGTCCGCTGTACGGCTCATTGATCCCGACGCTGCTCGGGCAGAACCTCGGCGATGACGTGCTGATCCTGGCCCAGAGCCACGCGGCGCAGGCCTTTTACAGCGCCGACAACGGCATCGACGATTTTCAACCGCAGGTGATTGTCGCTCGTCGGCAGGGCGCTGGCCTGTTGCTGCGCTTTGCCGGTACCTGGAAAAACCGTCAACAAACCTTCGAGGTACAGGCATGACGATGTTGATTCCCGGCCAGAACCAGTTGGCCGAACCGCAGATTGTCAGGGTCGAGGCCTTCGAGGATTTGCTCGCCGAATTCAAGGCCTTCGTCGTGGAGTACGTCGGCAGTCGGTCGCCCGCCAGCGCAGCCAAACTGGCGACCACCCTGGCCAATGAAAGCGAGTTGCTGACCCTGGCCGTGGAGGCCTTTTGCGTTCGGCTGCAAACCCATGAACGCAAGTACAACGCGCGAATCAAGCAGATGCTGGCGTGGTGGGCCACGGGCAGCAACCTCGATGCGCGACTTGCGGACCTGGGGCTTGAACGGCAATTGCTTGACCCAGGTGACCCGGCGGCGTTTCCGCCGATTCCGGCGATCTACGAAAGCGACGATGACGCCCGGTTGCGCTACTACCTCGCGCCCCACGCCCCGGCGGCGGGCTCGCGGATGCAGTATCGGCGAGAGGTGTTCACCTTGGGTGAGCGGCCTGCCGTGCAGGTGGAAACCGAGGTGCCGGGCGTCGTTACAGTGACCTATCGCTTCAATCAGGACGGCTTGGCGGCGCAGGTCAAGGATGGCAATGGTCGCCGCACCGCGCCCGGTGAAGTCACGGTCACGGTGTTGGCGAGAGCGGGCGATGGAACGCCGTCGGCTTCTTTGCTGGACGGCGTTCGCCGGCACTTTGACCGACCCGATGTCAGGCCGGAAACCGATCGAGTGATTGTGCAAGCCGCGCAGATCAAGCCCTACAGGATTCGGGTGGTGGCGAGAATCAATGCCGGCCCGGATTCCGGGCTCACGCAATTGGCCGCGCATCAGCAATTGCAGGCGTACGCCGACAGCTGCCATCGCCTCGAAGGGCGGGTCGATCCGAGCTGGATCGACTACACGCTGCACAGCGCCGGTGCCGTTCAACTGGAGATTCTCGAACCGCTCGAGCCCCTTGTCGCGACAGCCTTCGAAGCCCCGTATTGCACCGGCATCGATGTCGAGGTCCAGGCCCTATGACCGACCCGACACTTATCTCGAGCCTGTTGCCCGCCAACAGTTCCGCACTGGAGCGAGCCCTCGATCTCGGTTTCGCGACGCTGCTGGAGCGCATCGCGCCGCCGTTTCCCGAGTTGATGAACCCTGCGGCAACGCCCAGCGCGTTCCTGCCTTACCTCGGCGCCGACCGGGGTGTCAGCGAATGGAGCACCGAGGCCGCCGACGCGGAAAAGCGTCTGACCGTGCAACTCGCCTGGCCCACCGCGCGCCAGGCCGGTACTCGCCAAGCGTTGGAAAACGCCGCCAAGGGTTTGCAACTGCGCCCCGAAGTGCGGGCCTGGTATGAGCAGACACCACTAGGCCCGCCCTACAGTTTTTCCGTGCGAGCCTTCACCGAACAGCCCTACAGCGAAGCCATCGACGCCCGTCTTGATCGACGCCTGGCCGATGCCAAGAGCGAGCGCGACACGGTGACGGTCAGTGTTGGCTTGAGTGCCTTCGGCCGTCACTGCATCGGCGCCGCGACCTTTTGCGGGGAGCTGACCACGGTCTATCCGGTCGTGATCGAGGGCGTTGAAGCCTCGGGCCAAGCTTTTATCGCCGCCGGTTTGTACGCCGTCGAAACATCCACTATTTATCCTCAGGGGTCCTAAATGGCCGACTACTACACCCTGCTTACCAACGCGGGGATTGCCTACGAAACCGCCTGTAAGGCGGCGGGGCTGCCGATCAAGTTGTCACAGATTTCCGTCGGTGACGGCGGCGGCAGCGTCTACAACCCGGCGGCCACCGCCACCGCACTCAAGCGCGAAGTCTGGCGCGGTCCGCTGAACGCCCTGTTCCAGGACGAGAAAAACCCCAGCTGGTTGCTCGCCGAAGTCACCATCCCGCCAGACGTCGGCGGCTGGTATGTGCGTGAAGCCGGGCTGTGGACCGACACCGGCATTCTCTACGCCATCGTCAAATACCCGGAGTCATTCAAACCGGTGCTCGCCACCTCGGGCTCTGGCAAAGAGTTCTACCTGCGCTCGATTTTCGAGACCAGCAACGCGGAGCTGGTAACACTGCTGATCGACGACACTGTGGTGAAGGCCACGCGGGCCTGGGTCATGAGCTACCTCGCCGAAGAACTGGCCAAGCTCGATGGCAAGCAGTCGGTGCGCGCCGTCGCCACCACGAACGTCGTGCTCAACGGCGCGCAGCAAATCGATGGGGTGGCTGTAGTGGCTGGCGATCGGGTGCTGGTTTCGGCCCAAACCCTGGCCAAGGACAACGGCCTTTGGGTCGTCGTCAATGGCCCTTGGGTGCGTGCGTTCGATGCCAACACCAGCGCGAAAGTGACACCAGGTTTGACGGTGATGGTCGAGGAGGGCACCGCGAACGGTGACTCGTTGTGGCACCTGACCACCAATGCCCCGATCACCCTGGGCACCACCGCGCTGACCTTTGAAATGCTCGCGGGCCGAACCGGAATTCAGGCCGGGACCTACAAGAGCCTGACGGTGGATAAATACGGTCGCGCCACCGGCGGCAGCAACCCCGAGACCCTCGCCGGGTTTGGCATCAAGGACACCTACACCAAGGCTGAAATCGAAGCGATGATTGCCCAGGCGTCGGCGTTGCCGGTGGGGTCGGTTGTCGCGTTTCCAGGAGAGATTCCGCCACCAGGGTTTCTCGAACTGGATAACAGCGTCAAGAGCAGCGCGGTTTACCCGGACTTGAGCGCGTATTTGGCGGGCAAGTTCAATAAGGGGGATGAAGGGGTTGGTAACTTCCGCTTGCCTGAGTCTCGCGGGGAGTTTTTGCGGGGTTGGGATCATGGGCGGGGGGTGGATGCTGGGCGTTCCGTCGGAAGTCCCCAGTTAGATGCAATGCAAGGGCACTATCACGCCCCTATTCGCAACGCGGGATCTGGTGGCGCCACACTTGTGAACTCCATTAGTTCTGCCACCGTAGCAAACATGAACCCAAATACCATTGGGTCGCCTTTGGTGGGGACCCATGTTGGCGCACCATCTCAGGACATTGTTACGCCTGAGTTTGGTGTGCCAAGAACTGCCGCTGAGACGCGTCCGCGAAATCTCGCTGTCATGTGGTGCATCAAAGCTTGGAATGCGCCGATCAATCAGGGGAATATCGACATCGCGAGCTTGGCAGCACACGTGACGGAAGTTGCGCTGAATGGGCCCATACCTGGGGACATGCGTGGCGCGAAAATGTCGGTTGCTACAGCCTCCTCGACGGCTACGTTCACAGCTGATCAAGTAGTGCTGGAAGACGTAAGCGGTAAGACTTACCGGCTCAGGAACTTCAGTCAGACTATCAACCTGGCCTCTGCCGTTAAAGGCCTGGGGGCGATGGATTTTGGTCCAGCACCTATTAACGGCTATGTGGCGCTATATGCGTTATACGACCGGGAAACGAAACTTCGTGGCGCCATGGCGGTAGATGTAACCGCCGGCGTCGCACCTGACGTGTGTGCGGGTGTTATTCCTCCGGGCTACACGGCTTCGGCACTCGTCAGTGTTTGGCCGACTAACGCCTCTGGGCAGTTTGGGGCAGGTTTGCAGTTGGGGAATCAAGTCGATTTGGTGGCCCCACAGCATGTGCTTAGCACAACTTCACAAAATGATTTGACCTCATTGTCTATCGCTTCGGCGGTGCCGAAAAACGCAAAAACCTGCAAAGGTTATCTGAGCATTGCTGCTAGTGCTTCGACGACGGCCTCGTTAGTTTTAACCGCGTCCACAACTATCCAAGCTGGACAGACGCAGTTGAATGTCGGAGTGCCCGTGAGTGCAACGTTCTATGAAAGCTTCTATGGGGTGATGATCGGTACCGCACAAGGCATTGCTTATTCAACAACTGGCCTCTCATGCACATTTGGAGTTGGTATAACGGGCTACACAATTTAAAGGGTGCACTATGTTTGTTCAGTTTTCCGACAGTAATGAAACAGAAATCATCTCAGTATTTGGCTGTATCCAAGATCCTGCTATCCATCTGAATCTAGGGGAAGTAGGCGAAGATGACCTGCGTTATATCACCTATATGGCCAGGTTTGCGCCACAAGTGCCGATAATCCCAACCATAACGGAATTGATCGCCGCCGAACGCTACATGCGAGAAGGTGTAGGCATCACCATCAATGGGTCGGTTATCGATACAAGCCGAGACGGACAGGCCTTGATTGCCAGTGCGGCAGTGTCAGCGATTCTCGATGCGACCTACACATGTAACTGGAAAACCGGTTCTGGCTTCATCGAGCTAGATGCCTCTGAGCTGATAACCATCGCCAAGGCCGTTCGTGCACACGTTCAAGCATGTTTCGACCGAGAAATGGTGTTGTTGCAAGCCATCGATTCGGACCTTTACCGCGATGATATGTTGAACGAGGGCTGGCCTGATTCGCTGCCCCAAGTAATCACCCCGTCTCAATAAACGCCCCCACCCGGGGGCGTTTTTTATCCGCCAAGAAAATCAACCAACACCCCCAGCCCCTCCCCCCAGGGGCTTTTTCATTTCTGGAGATCCGCAAATGGCTCAACGCCAAACCTACACCGTACTCGTTCCATTCCCCGTCGGGCGGGGGCATTGGTCGAGCATCGGCCAGCAACTGGACCTGCTCGATGTCGAGGCCAGTGCCTTGCGTAGCGCCGGTCGCCTGGAGCTGAGCACTAAACCCGAGGCCGTTGACGCGGCTTCTCCATCCATTGCGGCCAAAAAGGCCGCTGCCAAGAAGGCTGAATAACATGGCTGAGGTTTTGAACTTCGAGCACAACGGCATCACCGTCAATGCCACTGAATCCCCCGAGGCCATGGGTGGCCTGGGTGACAACGTCATTGGCCTGGTCGGCACGGCGCCGAATGCAGACCCGTTGATCCCGCGTAACGCGCCGTTCCGCATCAACAGTTTCACCACCCAGGCGCTGCTAGACCCGACCGGCACCGAAGAGGGCACGCTGTTCCACGCCGTGTTCCAGGTTCTGAAAGTGATCAAGGTGCCGGTCTATGTGGTCATCGTCGAGGTCGGCGCCACACCGGCCGAGACGCTGAACAATGTGATCGGCGGAATCGAACCGGTGACCGGTCGCAAGCTGGGTCTCTCCGCGTTGAGCGGCGTGCCTGAGGACCTGACCATCATCGGTGCGCCTGGCTTCACCGGCACCAAAGCGGTGGCCAGCGAATTTGCCTCGTTCGGCAAGCGCATCAAGGCCCGCGTGGTGCTCGACGGCAAGGATGCCTCGGTGGCCGATCAAGTGACCTACAGCCAGGAACTGGGCGGCGCCGACCTCGGTTTCGACCGTTGCCTGGTGGTGCACAACATGCCGGCGGTGTACTCCAAAGCGGCGAAGAAAAACGTGTTCCTGGCCCCGTCGAGCCTGGCGATTGCCGCACTGGCCAAGGTCAAGCAATGGGAAAGCCCGGGCAACCAGGTGACCTACGCCGAAGACGTGTCGCGCGTGGTGGAATACAACATCCTCGACACCTCCACCGAAGGCGATCTGCTCAACCGCTACGGCGTCAGCTATTACGCCCGGACCATTCTCGGTGGCTTCTCGCTGCTGGGTAACCGCTCCATCACCGGCAAGTTCATCAGCT